CCACCAGAACCGCCCGATGTATAAGCTGTTGAATAAATAGGGTAGGAATATTGTTGACCAACATAATTAATTGCCCGATCACAGCAATATGGCACTACATTTGATCCAATTGCATATACATGTCCATCATTACCTGAAATAGCAGGGCTAGGACTAGCATTAGTGTATTTTGTTGGTGGAAACCAACTGTATCCTAAATTTCCATGGAAAACTACACTTCCAGACCATTGAATACAAGCATCGTAACAATTGTATAATTGAGCACTTGTACTTGGGTAAACATATGCAAAGTTATAAGCATATCCAGTACCAGACTGATATGTATAAGATCCTTGACCGCCCGTGCCGCCAGTACCACCAGTACCACCCGCTCCTCCTCCACCTCCTCCCGCCTCAATAACAGCACCAGATTTGTTATTAATAGTTACTGTCTGATTAGAGTAATTAGATCTTATAGCTGATCCACCTGTGCCGCTACTTGATGCACCGCCTGCACCTTGAATACTTCCGTAATTATTAATAACCAAACTTGATCCAGATGGCAATTGACCAGTATCTAAAGCATAACTGCCTGTACTAGATGAACCAATAATAATTGCAGATTTAATTAAAACTCTATAAGTGGTAGCAGTTGATGGAGAACTAAATAGAGTAGATGCTATATTTAATGTCGTCGTCGTTGACGAAACATAAGCAGAAGCATGTCCTTTATTAATACAAATACAAGTAGATCCTGCACAAGTAAGATTTTTAAAGCATGTATCATTAAAGCTGAACTGAGCAGTAGAAGATCTGCCAAAAAGAGTATTAATGTCAGATGCCGCTATTGCACCAGAGATTGGCGTTGCCATATTTCAATCCTCCAATTATTTGTTTTCTAATACTTCAACACGATTCAATAGTTCAATTATTGCAGGGAAAGCAAGCACTCCAAGCTTTTCATAATCAACAGCCAACGATCCATCTGGTCTTGTACGAACTGCTTTTGGAAATACCTTTTGCACTTTTTGAGCAATTACACCAAAATCAGACTTCTGTAAAAAATAATCATCTTTACCGCCATGTGAGTTAATGTATTCATCAGTCCAGTCAAAATGATCCGCACCAATTTCCTTAACGATATTTAAAGCATTGGTGATGGGCTGAACATTTTCTTTAAACTTGATGTCAGATGAATAAAAAGCAGTAATGTTATTTGTTGCACGAATTTCTCCAGATGTACCAGATGATGCTGTACCAACACCTAATGTAGTAATCTGTGAATTTGTAACAGTTTGATTTGTTATTGTTTCATTTGTAGACGTTAAATTTGTAATCGTCAGACTTGTGAATGTTCCAGATGCGGCGGCTTTTGATGCTAAGGTTTGTACGTTACCTGAAGCATCTTTATAAAACAAAATACCGTCATAGTAATTAAGCGCCAACTCAGCACCAGTTGACATGCTTGTCAAGTTGGATGACGATGGAATATTACCAGTGGTTCCACTGGCGTATATAAGTATCGGCGTATATCCTGTTTGAGCCATGTTAAATCCTTGTTATTTGCTTAATTTTGCTTCAATTGCAACAATTTTATCGTCCAAATCCTTGATGGCTTCAATCAACAAAGGCACAAGACGCTCATATCTAACAGTCAAATATTTATCATCAATAGGTGCAGGAGCAACAGCTTCTGGCTGTACCGCCTGGACAGATTGAGCAGTCACACCAACTTCAATAATTGATGCGTCATATCCAAGATCTACCGCTGTCTCATTGGCATGGTAGAGCATTGTCGTGATTTGGCGAACTTTACCCAAGGCATCCTTAATATCTCCAACCTTGGTCTTTAGCCGTGCGTCAGAGTAGTATGCTGTAATGTTGTTAGTCGCCCGAATCTCGCCCGTTGTGCCAGATGCCGCTGTACCCACACCAAATGATCCAAATTGAACGCTTGAGGATGTGGCAATTGATTGCGGAAGCGCTAAAGTAATTGATCCAGAAGCGTTTGTGATGCTTACTTGGTTAGATGTACCCGTAAGAGAGGCAACAGTATAGGTTGATCCATTACCAATAGGTATATATCCATTGGACGGTGTTGTGGTTACTCCTAGTCCACCATAAGCGACGCCCAGTGTCCCGTATGATGGAGCCGCGCCAGAGCCACCAGAAAGCAATGGTTGACCCGCAGAACCTGCGGCTGTAGATGCAGGTGCCGCACCCGCTCCACCGCCATATACAACTCCGTATTGGGTTAATGCTCCAGAAGATGCCCAAGTCGTTCCTGAACTAAAGTAAGGAATACCACCGCTTGTACCTGCAACCGTTAAAGCAGGAGTTGTAGTTGCTGTAGCTACTGAAATGATGCCACCAGTAAACGATACAGAAGTTACTGTTCCACCACTAGCCGCAACTGTAGCCCAATTAAAAGCTGAACCAGTCCACTGCAAATAGGTAGATCCTGTTGTTGGGGCGGTGATAAAAGATGTAGCTCCTGAACCAGTTTGATAAGGAATCTGATTGGCTGATCCACTTGCAATATTGGTTGCGGTAGTAGCGGTTCCTGCTGTTGCCGCATTTAAATTTGCAACTTGAGTAGTACTGGCTACTGATAAAGGTGGAGTACCAGTAGCAACTGTTGAAATAAGAGTATTTCCAGTAACAGCTTGCGATGATGTAATTGCAGAACCAGTATTTAATGTATTTGTTGACCAAAAAGTACCAGATGGAATATTTGCGTGATAATCCCATGAGCCTGCGGCTGTTCCATTACTCAGTAAAACAACATTTACATAAGCACCAGACTGAACAGTTACAACAGTCGTTGATGAATTGTTCTGAACAACAATAGTTCCAGATGATTGATTATTGTTAAATGTAAATGTAGCTCCAATTGGCAAAGTAGTTGCATCTGGCAATTTAATTGTCTGACCACCAGAGCCAGTAATTACCCAATTTTGAACAGATGAGGCAAGTAATGTAATTGCAGTTCCACTAGCCTGTGATGTATAACCTTCAAATAAACAGTTAATAGTTATATTTCCATTTGCATCACGTAAAACTACGCTGTTTGCACCACTTGAAGACGTAACTCCTGTACCACCGTTTGCAACAGGCAATGTTCCAGTAACTTGAGAAGCTAAATTAATTGCCGTATAAGCTGTAACATTACTTGAACCATTTGCATACATGAATCCAGTCAATCCAGTGACTGCTAAATTGACTGTTGTAAGATTGGTAAAACTTTCAGAATCAGATCCTGGTACTTTTTGCCATACTCCACCGCTAAAAATAGCCCAATCGCCTATAGTCCAATCAGATACTCCATTAAGTGTTGTATTTCCCGCAACAGAAACAACATAATAATACCCTTGAGTTCCTACGCTAGATGTAAGTGTCGGCGTATTGGTATTAGCGTTCCATGTACCTTGGTAAGTAGGAGCATTAATTGGCTGAAGCGTAACCCCAGTAATTTGACCTTGAGCATTAACAACAATTTGAGGAATTTGAGATGATGATCCGTATGTACCTGCTGTAACCGCTGTATTGGCAATTGCAATCGTACCCGCAGAGGTAATCGTACCACCGCTAAGTCCTGTGCCTGCGGTAATTGCTGTAACAGTACCACCACCTGATGCGCTAACCGCGTTTTGAACAAATTGAGTTGTCGCAAGTTGCGTAGAAGCTGTACCATTAGATGCTGTTGGAGCAGTAGGAATACCAGTTAGTGCAGGACTTGCACTTAAAACATTACTTCCAGATCCTGTGCTTGTTGTCGTTCCAGTACCACCATTTAAAACGGGCAAAATACCTGAAACACCAGTACTTAATGGCAAACTTGTAGCGTTTGTTAAGTTAATAGCTGTGGGAGTTCCAAGGTTAGGAGTTACTAACGTAGGGCTGTTAGATAGTACATTACTTCCACTGCCAGTTGAGCTAGTGACGCCAGTTCCACCATTAGCTACTGGCAAAGTTCCAGTCACCCCAGTAGTCAAAGGTAAACCAGTTACATTGGTCATTACGCCAGAAGCAGGCGTACCCAAGGCAGGGGTAACAAAAGTAGGGCTTGTAAGTGTTGCGCCAGAAGCCAGAACAACCGCTCCAGATCCAGTTGTAGAGGTCAGTCCAATTGTTGGGTTACCGCCAGATCCATTGCCATTGCTAATGGTTATGCCAGTACCGCCAGTCAAAGTCACAGCCGTTGCTGTAGATCCACCTGCAACAGCCAACAGACCAGTGCCAGAAGTGGAGGCAATATTGCTCATGAAGCTATTGAGCGATATAGTCGGATTACCCGCTACCCCATCAGGATTGGTAATTGATATTCCAGATCCACTTGCCAATTGAACGGCAACCATGTTGCTGTTAGAGGTTTTAACCTGAATGCCAGTACCCGTGCTGATAAGCGATAAAGGGGCGCCAGTGAGCGATAACGTGTAGGTTGACCCTGCACCATTATCCGTGCCAATTAAACCGCTTCCTGCCCCAATATAACGCGAATTAGCTAGGGTTGAAGTTTGATTTGTGGCTGTTAAAAATGTTTGGGTAAGGGTCGGCGAACTGGCGATCTGTCCAACAGTAGTTTGTGAGGTAACACCGTTTTGGACAATTGGCACAATCTCCAATCCAGTCAGAGTTGATGCGGTAGGTAGTTGTGATATTTGTACTTGTGCCATTATGAACCTATAACAATTTCGTCTTCGTTGCCGTCTGTCAAACCTGGAGGCGATGTATTTGTACCAGTGGAAATCTGACCGTTCATGTATTGACCAGTGATTAGCTGATCATTCGGTACATTAAGCGCCAAATCAGGTCTGGGAAACCTTAAGTTTATCCGTTCTGTCTTCCTTGCGGGTAATCTATATGGATCTTTTTCATCCATACAACCCTCTTCACATACCCTGAGTCCTGGGAAGTTAATGTCTGGATGCAAAGTGGAGAAGACGCGCTTCATCTTGCAACGATCACACACGGCAATCGCTATGCTTGCATAACCCTCGGTATCAAGGAACATTGGCATAGTTACCTCGTATATACAGAAATGTTGGGCGCTAAATAGATCGGTGACTTGTCTCTTTCCTCAAGCTCAGCCATGTTGAAGTACTTCTCAGCCTGCCCCTCGAGGTACTGGATACGTGGAATCTCAACTTGTGGCAACTCCTGAGCCATTTGGTGAGCCAACATACTCTGAACAGCCAACATCCAACGGTCAGGTATTTCAAGTTGATCGGTGAGCGCACCCACATCCATGATCTGTCTTGAGTACCAAACTGTTGCTTGAACAAAGTTGGTGCTTGGGACAGGCCAGAGATAAAAAGTAGGCTGAGGAATCGTCCTATCAAACCAATACTGGTACGGCTGATTGGCTGTAAAGTTTTGATTGGGCAGATTTGTGTAGTCATCACGGTTGAGGCGTGACATCTGAAGCAGTCTTGCGTTATTACCAAAGTAAAGCTCACGTAAAGACAGTGTTGTGCCACCAGTAGCAACCATTCGGTAATAGGTTACATTCTGTCCAGGGTCAATGTCTTGCCAAATCCACTGAGCATCGGTCACAGTCACGCTTGTACCCGTGTACAAAGTCGTCCAATTAGTGGCATCAGGTGAGCTTTGGAACGTGTAGCTCCAGGTTTGGCTACCACCACCAGAGATATATGGCATAAAGCCTATAGAACCGATGTAATTTGGGTTATTTGTGCCGTAATAAACCTGAATATTGCCATTGGCTGACGTTTGTTGGCAGTAAGTAGTGATGTCACCATCATAAACATTGGCAACCGTACCGCCTGCGCTAGATGTATAGCTACCAGAGGGGCGATCCATCGTGCGATACAGAGCATTTAAGATGTCATTGGCACCATTGGGCAAGGAATAGATGTACTGGTCAGCATTTAGCCCAATAACGAGCTTATTGACCGCCCAATACTGAATACCCTGGTTGATTAGGTTGGAAAGAATGTAAAAAAGTGATTCCTTAGCTGACTGAACCTGCTCATCCGTCAACTCTTCTGCCAATTTTCCCGCACGACGGGCACCGTGATCTATTAATGTCTGTACATTAATGACTGTATTGCCAACGGTTCCTGAATATGCCATTTTCTACCATCCCGAACAATGCCATCTCTTAAGAGATGCTTTAGCTCTTGGAGCATCTCCTTTGGAGTGCTCTACCACACCTGACATACGGGCACAGAATGAATCTTTTCTGCTTCCACCTTGGGGCTGTGGAGCCTTTAGATGGGAACCCGTCTCTCTGTTGTACTTTTCCCTACCTTTAGCGGTTAATCCTGCGCCCTTAGATACTGGCAACTTCTCGCCCCTACCTACCGCAAGACTTACTCCCCCGTCTTTTTTCTTAGCTGTTTTAGCTGATTCCCTAAAAGCTTCAGCCGTTGGAGCGCCTTTTGAACCAGGCTTACGCATATGTTCTTTAGATCCATGAGCTATCCTCTCTTGTTTAGCATGAATATTGGCATAGAGTCCACCTTTAGCCATCTTTTTCCCCTCATCAGCTTTGACAAACTCTTTACCTACTTTCTGAGGAACGCCACCAAACCCACCTTTTGTGTGGGCGGCGGCTTCCATCAGCCTATGTTGAGCAGGTGATTTGCTAGGCATTATGCTTGTGACTCTTGCCAGTTGAGACGAGCCACAACAGTGTTTGAAGCGCCCGCATTAAGCGTTGTAGCTACGATGTACAGAATGTCTGGTCCATCTGGATATTGACCCGCTTGAGATGTTGGGACACTGTTAGATGTACCACCACCGTTTGCAGAGTTACCAATTGCAGAGATAGATGCTAGAGGATAACCTGTTTGACCAGAGCTATTTGTATAGAAAGCCGCAATTGACTCACCACCTGAAATAGTCACTGTGTTGGTTGTATTAACCGCAATCTGAACCAAAGAACTGGTATTGGTACCGCCCTGAACAGGAGATACAAAAGAACCAGAGAATGCTCCAGAAGGTATACCGTTAAGAACCAATTGAATAAGATATGTTGTATTGGTAACAACAGCAATCTCGTTCAGTTGTAACTGTAAACGGTTAATAACTTCTTTAATACCAAGCAATCCAACAGTACCATTGTCAACAGATGGAGCCAAACGAATAGCCATAATTGGCACGTTAGCTGTGCTGTTAGGGCTAGTCAAAGCGGTCAACATACCGTAGTTGTAAATGGCAGATACGTCTTGGTTAAATCCACCATCCATCACCACTGAAGAACCCCAGTGAGACAACATCGCCGCAGAATCAGGAGTCGCATATTCAACAGCCACAGGAGCAGTTGCAGAATATGTGAATGCCGTAGCCGCAGATCCACCAGTTGTACCACGAGTCAAACCAGTGAGTTGTGGATAACCTGTTGATGAATTAGACGCACTTGTTATTCCAGTGTATGTGAAATACTCAATAACACCAGATGTACCGTTACCAATAAATCTAGCAGTACCACCTGCGGGGTTAAATCCTGCTGTACTCAATACATTGATTGTTGTATCTGAAGATGCAACACTAGATGTAATTGATGTAATTGGTAATACACCATTTTGCTCATAATGAGATGGCAAGTTACCAGATCTCATGTAAGCGGTGTAGTTTACGTTGTTGTTCTGGAAGTTGTAAATATAAGTAATCGTTCCACCAGTGGTTCTAATGCCAAATCTAGCTACACCTGCACCATACCAAGAGTAGTCAATGTAGAACATTTGTACTTTGGTGAGGTCAAGGTTGTATCCAGATGGGTTAGATGCTGATGAAGATCCATCTAATACGTCATACCAAGATGATTGAGGTACTTTTTGGTCAATAGTACGGGACACAATTGCATTTGCAATCGTAGTTCCACGATACTCAGGGCTGATATACATGCTTGTATCGCTTGCAATACTTAAAACACGATAAGATTGACCACGAATAACAATATAGTCACCCACAACCAATTGTGTAGTAAACTGAGTATTTGACCCAGTCACAGCACCGCTACCGTTGGTTACAGATACTGTACCTACGATCTGGTTGATTGAGTTACGGTAAACCGCATACAGAGTTTGTCCGTCGTATTGGAAGAAAAGACCATTTTGTTGGTCAAAGAATCCAATCTTATTGCTTGCGCCGTACCAAGAATATGGACTTACGTGAATAAATCCACCCGTGGAAGTTGCAGGCGTTGCTGAGGGAACAATGTTATTCAGCGTTGTATAAGTAAAAGTTAATGCAGTAGGTACTGTTTTGACAACAAAAGTACCGTTATAAGCACTTTGATCAGCGCCAGTAACAACAATAACTGTGTTAACAGTCAAATTGTGCGGGAACTTGGTTGTAACAGTAACTGTTGCACTAGAAGATGTCAGTACTGGTTGCTGAAGCTGTGGCTTAAGAATTGTTCCAGTAGAGAATTGAATACCTTTACCTGATTGGTAACGGAAATATCTACGAGTTTGACGTTGCAACAACTGATTTGGTATTGAAGCGCCAACCGTAAAGTTGACAGAACCATCATAAGCGTGTGTATCAACATATCCCGCAGGACGAGCGTACAAATTGCTTGCACCCGCTGTATTAGCGATTGTGGTCGAAGGTGTACCGTTGATATTGGTGAACGTAAATGTCGTTGCTGTGGGCGTTGTAGCCACAATCTGAGGGCCATTTATAGTTGTCGCTGTGCTTGGTCCAGTCGTTCCAGTGATATAAATCAAAGAACCTGCTGACAAGCCATGTGGATAAGTGGTTGTACAACTAACTGTTGATCCACTAAAAGTGAATGCTGTTGTGCCAGTTAAGTTGTAAGCATAGTTGCTGTACGTATAACCTAGGTAAACATAAGTAGAAGTAGCCGACCAACAAGTTGCTGTTGTGATCGCCTGAGCCATGTTTACAGTAATAGAAGTGGCTGTCGAACCGCCTCCAGATACTACATAACCCCAACCATTGGCATTGGGATCAATTGCGTCCTCAATGAAAATTGGAGAGCCGTTTGGCACGTTTGAGGAGGTCATTGTTATGACCAACTGATTTGTTGTTGACTGATTACCCGCAATAGCTGATACTGGTAATGCGGCATTACCTAAATAGTACAACGATGCGCGGTTGTTTTGCATCGAAGTTTGTTCCCACTTTGTACCTTGCTGACCGTATTCAAAGTCAGTATCAATCAAGGACTGTGGTGTGGAAACACGCATCTTATCTACTGGATCATACGCAGTAGAACGCTGTGCCTGTTGCAAACGTAATTGATTATCGGAATTGGATGACGGACCTGTATAGACTGAGAGTTCAGACATATTTCACCTATTAAAGTGGTGGGAGCCGAAGCCCCCACCGATTTTTACTTCTTGGCTCTACCGCCGTGCTTTCTAGCCATTGGAGGGTTTACAAAACCTCTTCCTGCGCCTGCGCTTCTTGGAGTAATCCTTGAAGCCTCAGCGTAAGAAGCGGAATCTTTTGCCCTTTGTTTAGCATCAGCAACATCTTGTGGAGACACATCTCTCATATCTTGATCAGGAGCAAATTGCATCATCCTTTGATCATGATCAGACATAGAACCACCACGATCAAAATGCTTTACCCGTCCACCCTTCTTGAAGGTGCCAGACAAGTAATTGATACCAACTGGTGGAGATGCAGGCTTTTTACCTTGAGGCATAGCCACAGCAGAACCCTGTTTATTAACAGCGCCCCCCGTGGCGAAGTGCTTTTTTGAAGCCTTGCCCCCGTGCTTAAAACCACCTGCATTACCTTCCTTGACAGCGCCAGTAGTTTGCATACGCACACCAGGCTTAGATGTGTCAGCAGGACGATCTTCCCAATTTCCACCTTCAACAGTGTCTTTTAGGTTTAAGTCAGGAGCGGCGCTTCCACCTTTGGCAAAGTGGTGCTTACCACCGTGCTTGTGATGAGCCTTACCACCGTGTTTGAATCCACCTGCGTTTGACTCTTTCACTTCTCCAGTACCATGTACTGAGTCATGGTGTTCTCCATCAACCATCATTGTGTTTTCAAACTTCTTAGCAACATTGTCGGAAACAGTGCCACCAATAGCGTACTTACCGCCTTTGCACATAGCTTTGTGGTGCTCAGCCATTTTGTGATGGTGATGAGATCCGCCTTCTTTGTGCATCTTAGCGTGGTGTTTAGCCATAGCCTTGTGGTGTTCATGAGAACCCTCTGGATGACCAGAAATCTTATGAACTTTACCACCATGCTTGAAGCCGCCTGCATTGCCCTCTTTGACCATGCCAGTGCCATGAACTTTGTCATGATGCTCACCATCATGCATCTCAGTCTCTAAGAATTTCTTAGATGCTTTCTCGTCGGTAGTTTTAGTCTCAAACTTGTCGATCTCTTTGCCCATTGCTGAGCCGCCTTTAGCAAAATGCTTCTTAGCGTGACCGCCTTTTTTCAGACCGTGATGAGCCTTGCCTGCCTTCTCATGCTCGTGATGCTTAAGTTCTTTTTCAACTTTCTTGATCTCGTGCATTTCAGCTTTCTCAGCCTTGCCACCTTCGGCTTTACCGCCCTTTTTCATCATAGGGGTAGGCATACCCTTCATTGCCGCTCTACGAGCCGCCATAGAGCCCATTTTAGGAGCCATAGTAGGTGCCATTCCACCACGTGCAGGTAGTGTCATGCCATCCATCATGCCGCCCATAGCCTTGTGCATAGTCTTATGACCATGCTCTTCGTGCTTGCCACCATGTTTGTGGTGTGCAGAACCACCTTTTTTGAGCTTCAGAATAACTGAGGGCTCATCGGTGATCATCTTAGGCATTTGGCTGAAACCGCCTGCCCCTTTATTTGCTTTAGCCATGATTTAGTCTCCTTAAGCTTGGGTAATGCCGAGCAGACCTGTTGCCGTAGCATTAGGACCAACTTGGATGGCGGTCAAACCGAGGTTCAACACAAGTCTTGCCAACCCGTTTAGTGTACCTGCGGGTGTGTATGTACCACGCACATCAGGAGTTACTGAGGTTGAAGTGAACTGAGGAACCATGCTTGAAGCACTTGCTGTATAAGATCCAGTAGCCGCCAAGAATGTACCTGCAAGGTAGTTTGCTTGACTTGAGGAGAGCTTACCAGTTGTACCGTTGATGTATGTCCACCAGTAGTTAGTACCTGTGCTGATACCAGTTGGTGGTGTACCTGTGAACTGAACGATTGTTCCGCTTGCAGGTGAATAACCAACAGTCAACACGCCAGGAGAAGCAATTGTCCAACCCGTTACAACTTGTGTAGCGTAGTTAGTTGTATTGCTGTAATAAGCCAAAGCTACTGTTCCAGAGTCGTTAGACAAAGAACCGCTGAATCTGTTGCTAAGGATATATCCGTAGTCAGAGATACGTGCGGGGAAGCCAAGTACGTTAGATGTATCTGCTGATACGGCAACACCAGGAGCGGCGCCGAAAGAAACAGAGTAAACCTGGAAGAAAGCCTTACGTCCAACTACTTGAGTAGCAGACGATGTGCTGTTAACAATAATCTCTGTCATGGGTACGCCGTAGTAGTCGTATCCAGAAACAGTGATTGCTGTTGCGGTAATAGAGTTAGCAAAGGTCAAACCTGTGTTTGTACCAGAAGCAACTGTAGTTACCACGCCACCAGAAGTGGTTGTTAGTGTGAATGTTGTAGTACCGTTTGTTGCAGAGATCAGGTATGTACCTGCCGCAAGTGTAGAAGTACCAGAGTTAGTACCAGTTACAGTCACTGTCTGACCAACTGCCAATCCAACGAGAGGAGTTGTTGCAACAGAGAATGAACCAGTTGTATTTGATGCTGTGATGTTTGCTGTAACGAAAGTCGCCGCAGTAAACGAA